CGTGGCAGAGTGCGGGGGGTCTTCCCGGGGGCCAGCGCGCGGCCCCGCTGCCACTCCAGGGTAGCGTCAATGGCCTTGAAGGTTGCCACAGCCGCGTCCGCGATGTAGTTCTCCGCGAAGGGTGACGTACCCAGACCAGCCGCGAGCAGCTGAGCTTCGGAGATAGGCACTGCGTGAGACAGGTTCGGCAGGTCGAACGACATCTTACGTGCCGCCACGGAGGAGCCGCGAGTAGTCTCAGCGTCCAGCGCACGGTTCAGCGCCATACCCTGTCGGGAGGGAGCCAGCGCAGACAGAGACACAGAGTCAGAAGGTACCTGAATCTCCGGCAGGTAGGAGGTCAGGTGGCCGTTCTTACGCTCAGCCTCCAGGTACTCGCCTGCGAAGTCGCGCACCGCGAGAGTCAGCTCGCGGGGGGTTACGGCATCATGCCACAGCTCAGCCATTAGTTGTCAGCCTCCTTGTACAGGTAGATCAGCGGGGTCTTCTTGGTCTTATCCACTTCGAGAACCTTCTCCTCGCCGCCGACAATAACCTTGGGCAGGCGGTGGTGGTAGACAGCGCCGTGAACCAAGACAGCGACTTCCTGCTTACCAGTGCCCGGCTTAGCGCTCTGATCCCAGATGACCAGTGCATCGGGAGTCTCATTCGCTGCGGTGATGGGGGTGATATTACCGCGTGCATCGAAGAGCACAGGGTAACCCGAGGGGATGCACTTGTACTTGGCGATCACCTCAGTAAAGTTTGCGGGATCGTAAATCGCGGTCTGGCCGTGGTCGCGTGCCTTGCCTTCCAGCAGCCAGCTCGGACCAGACATGCGGTAATCCACACGCTTGATGCGGGGCATGTTTGCCTCTTTCTATTTGAGATTCTTCTGCTTCATAACGCCCGCAAGATGCTTAGCAGACGCGACCTCATCCTTAGTGGAGGGGGTCGCACCCTGCGAGAAGTTCTGCGGGAGTCCAGGAGAAACGGGAGCGGGAGTAGCGGTAGCAGGCACCAGACCGGAGATGTAGGAGTTCAGCTTTCCCGAATCCCACGAACCGTCCTCGGCGCGGAAGGCTTCTCGGTTGAGTCCTTCCTTGAGTGCTGCTAGATGCAGAGCACCCGAAGACTGAATAGCCTGGTTGAAGAGGTTGTCAAACTCCTTCTCCGCTACATCAGCCTCTAGCGACGCGACCTTCGCCTGCAATGCTGCCAGCTGGTCAGTCGCGTCTGTGCTCGCGCTCTGTGCTGCCAGTGCGTCTTCCAATTCCTTCACCTTTCGTGCCGAGTCCTTAGCGCGCTGCTCCCAGGTTCGGGAGTAATGCTTCCAATCCGTGCCACCCTTGGGGGCTTCTTCCTTGCCGAGCTGTTCTCCGACCTGGGAGATGTCTACCGCCTTGGGCTCCGGTTCGATGATGAAGTTTGCTTCGTTCTCCATGATTACCTTTCCGGTGTGCTCCCCATTTCGGGGTTCTGGTCAAGCCAGCGGTCGATGACCTCGTGAACTTCCTGGGAGTCCCCACGCCCTCTTGCTCGGGAATGAAGAATCTCCCCCGGCGCACGCAACTCTACCACCCGCGCCACGTGATGCCTGCGAATGTAGAGCTCCCGGTCCGCCGGGTTCGTGAGGGTTCGGACCACCCACACATCCTGAGTGAGGGTGTGCATCCGGTTCTCAAACGCTGTGCGGAGCCGCGCCGCCAACTTTTCGTCTCCGCGCGCAAACTCCGTGATTTTGTCCAAGTCTATGATAACATCGCCGGGCTTCGCGTGATACCGCACATAGGTACTCTTTCCCGAAGCCGGGGCGCCCGTAACCAACGTAATCATCCTGCCATCTTCTCCCAGTACTCCAGCGTCTTCTCTAGGTTGCTCTTGCGCGACCGGGACGCGGAGCCGCGGCGAGACTCCCACTCCCCGAGCTCACTGCGTGACTTGTTCAAGCGGCGTACCATACGCTCCGGGTCGGAGACGCGCGAGTAGCGCTGTGCGTCCTCCTCGGGCAGGGCGAACTTCTCGTCTCGTGGGGACAGACCAGAGGCCGTGGAACGGTCGTGCTTGCGCAGCACCGAGCCCCACTCACCAGAGACGTACTCCTTGATGCGGGTGTTCGATAGGTCGCTCGCACCCGTGGAGCCTGCGATGCGGTAGATAGCATCCAAATCTTCGCGGTTCAGATGCAGGCCGGGGTCGTGCTCCTCAGTGATGGGCAGAACCTCGCACTGGCACCCGGTGTGCAGGGGGTACAGCTCCCCGGTGGAATAGATACGGTTCGCCGCCACCAGGCACAGACCGCAGGTTCCCGTCTTGGAGCGCTCCGGGTGGATGATGCGGCGGTACCCAATCACACCCTGCGGGGCCGCAGACTGTAGGATGCGGGAGGCGCGCTCACGTTGCGCCATTTTGATGTCCGCTTCCGCCAGCTCACGCACACGACCGAGCGCGCGGAGCTTCGCCTCGGCAGGGCTCGCCCCTTCCTGTCGTGCCTTGCGGTAGACGAAAACCGGGCGCGCCCACACCTCCTCCGGGATCTTGTTCTGACGCGGGTACAGCTCACGGTCTGCAGGCGGCACGCCGTCGGGGAACCGGCGGCCCAGCGCGCGCAACACAACCTCCTGGTATGCGTCCTCCTCCTGGCGAGCGCGCACCAGCGTTTCCTCCACGGCATCCACCGAATCGCGAATCAGCTCAGCTGTTCCAGCGTCGCTGAAATCCGTGTGTGACTCCCATAGATTGAATAGCCAGCGCACTAGCGCATCCACCAGGGAGCGAGTGCGCGCGGACTTGCCGTTGGCGACATCTCCCATCGTGGTCATGGTTATGCGCCCGTCTTCGAGATGCGGTTAGCGTCGGGGGAGAAGTTCACCGCAGTGTCCACAACCTCCGTGCTACTTGCCGGGGACTCCTCCTTGCCAGGGGTTACCTCCGGGTACGGGTTCTCCAGCGGTGCCACGTTCGAGGAGAGCGTATCAATGAGCTTGCCCACGCCAACCTCGCGCATCGTCTCCTCCACCTCATCGGGGGAGAAGCCGCCGAACTTGCGCAGAGCCGTATCGAGCGGGATGCCCGCTCCGGTCGCTGCCGCGATAGCAGTTGCTCGCTCCAGCTGGGACGGACGGCGGGGGTCCACCCACTCGATGCGCATCTGCGCACGGTCCGCGCGCTCCGTCTCACCGCGCGCAACCAGCGCATCCGAGATCAGGCGCTTCAACGTTTCGGTGAACAGGTCTTCCAGCTCCTCGATGTCGAAGGCCAGAAGCTCGCGCTGTGCGGACGCACCCTCACTCGATGCGTTCACCGAGTCAGAGCTCAGCATGAACAGCGGAGTACGTGACTCACCGGCCAGGTTGCGCAGTTCGTCCTGTAGCGCCTCCTGCATCGGGGAGGTGTCAGCCGTGGACGACTCCCAAAACTTCGCCCCTCGGGGCAGGAACCATAGCGAGCCGGGGGAGTTGTCCATCTGAATCTTCGAGTAGTCGATGGGGTTGCCGCTCTCGTCAGTCATGGGCGCGTCGAGGATTACCTGCTGCTTGAACGCCTGCGTCGCGAAGATGACACTGCGCTGCAGGAGAATCTGGTTGATGCGCAGCATCGACGCCTCGTGCTTCTTGAGCAGACCGCGATCATAAGCGAACTCGTAGACCGGCACCCCCTCAGTCCCCGTGGGGGAAGGCTCGCCAAGCTCCCATCGGTCGGCCATCATCGACCACACCTTAGCGTCCTCGTTAGCGAACAGTCCGGGCTTGAACGCGCCGCCGTTCTTCGCTTCGTAAATAGCGTTCGGTAGCACGCACATTCCGGTCGAGGAGCGCGCCTCGCGGACGTACCCAGGGCGCGCCAGCAGAAGCACGTTCTCCTGAGTCATCTCATCAACGTAGACAGTCATCGCCGCCGCCACGTTACCGAACGAATCAGTCACGCACACCGTGTTCAACGGGGAGGAGTGCATCATGCCGCCCACCGTCGAGACGATGTATCCCTTGCCGGTGACCAGCGCATCGCGCCAGGCCAGTCGAAGCTTCACGTTCAAGTTCTGCTCACGCAGTAGCTCCGCCACCACGTCATCACCGTTCGGGGAGTCGTCCGCCGTAGTGCGCGCGCCGCTCAATCGCATACGGGGCAGGCGCGCATCCACCAGCAGGGACGCCAGGTTCATACGTGACAGCTTCACCAGGCGCTTGTACGCCGCCGCCGTCTTGTCGTCCACCATCGCGTCCAAATCGGGCATGGGCGCGTTACCGAAATACCATTCCAGCATCCGGTACACGTGCGGGGTGCGCGTGGACATGATGGTTCCGAGGCGGTTCATCCACCAGGCGTCCGAGCCGGGCTCCCCGATGAGGTCGCTTGAAATCAGCAAATCTTCTTCTCCTATCGAATACGCATCGGCTGCATTACGCCGCGCGTCTGGTCTGCTCCCGTACCCTTAGCCAGCACGCGCAGTCGTGACTGGTGCGCCAGCATCAGGGCATACGCCGCGTCAATCTTGCGGGCGCTGCTCGGGGATTCTTTATACAGAATTTTACCCGCGCGCGTCTCGCGGTACACAGCGTTCAGGATATGGCGGCTCAGGGCGGGCGGGGCGGGGGGCATCAACTCCTTCTCGCTGATCGACGTGCGGC